TATAACCTTGGGAAGGTTCCTGTATTTGCTGTTTTCAGTGCTGAATGTGAAGACGGAACAATACTTCCAAAGCCTAATTTTTACGATATTGCGCGTTGTAATTGGAAACTGTTTAATACTTGCAGCGCTCAAGATAGGCTTATGCGTGCTCAAATGTTCGCTATTCTTTGTGCTCCGCGAATAGAGCAAGGTTTTGCATCTTCACCAAATCAAGGGTTTGAGCTGCCGGCAAATGATTCAAATAATGGGCTTTCTTATCCTGTTCCTTTTTATTTGGCTCCACCTACTGGCCCATATGCAGAGATAAGCAAAAACATAAACGATTTGGCAACAGACCTTTTCCAAATGGCTGGACAATCAGGCGTAACTGGAATTAAAACAGAAGCATCAGGCGTGTCCGCTGCTTATTCGTGGCAGGGGCAAGAATGGGTTTTAAAACAGACTTCTGCAATGTCAAAAAGAGCTGAAGAGTCTATCGCAAAACTTTATCAATTGTACGTTCAAACTGTTAAAATAGAGTATTGCGCTGACTATGCAACAGACTTCCAAGTTGTAGATAAAGCAGCAAAATACAATCAGTTTAGCAAGTTCTTGCAAGACAACTCGCAACTATCAACTCCATATACGCCGGTTATAGCTGAAGGTGTAAAAGAGTATTGTTATGCAACTTTCGAAGGTCTTCAAGACGCGGCAATGAAAAAAATAATTGATTGGATAGAAGAAAATACCAACTATGAAGAAGCTCCAATTGTGCCAGAAATAGAAGACCCAATTAAAGAAGAGGAAGATGAAGAAGACAAAGAAGAGCTTGAGGAATCAGGAAAAGATAAAAAACCTGAAGAAGTAGAAAAAGAACAATGAAAACAGCACCATCGCCATTTAAAAAAAATACTGATGAATTTATTTCATCATGGGATAAATTAAGCCCTAAACTACAAAAAGAAATAAGGGCTAAGATTGCGTCTGGTCAGTCGGCTTCTGTTGCTGTTGATATTGTTTTTAAGAAATACAACGTAAAGGGGAATCTTGCAAAGTGGATCTCTTCTGGTTGTGTAAAAGCGGCAAAATCAGGTGGGATTACATTCTCAAATAATCTCACTGCCCGCTATTACTTTTTAAATAAAACGTTTGGAGAAAGAACTATTTCTTTAAGCGAAAAAGTAACTAAATTAAAGTTACAAGACGATGTGATATCGACCATACAGGCAAATCTTGCAAGTCAAGGCCGCTTTAATACGCTTGTTACAAAGATTTCAGAGTATACAACAGAAGAGACTTTGCCAAAAGGATTGCTTGAATTAGAACGCCAAGCACGGCGAGTAATGTCGGGAGACAAAACAGCTTATGCAGAATTTACAAAGACGATAAATAGAGAAAAGAGCATTGCGCTTTCTGCAATCCATGATGGAGACGAAACGGTTTTAAAACGTTCATACCTTCGCCTTGTGAAATCCGCTGAAAAGCTAAACGAAAAAGGATTTAATAAAGCTCTTGACAATGCAATTAATCAAAAGGCTAGAAGCGGAGCATTTCGAATAGCTCATACAGAAATGGCAAATGCTTACGGATTGGCAGTTAAGACAGATGCGAAAAGTGATTCTAATTGTACTGGAATAATGTGGACTTCATCCTCAGCTGAAAACGTTTGTGAGGCTTGCGATGCGCTGGACGGCAAGATATATGCTGTTGATGAATTACCAGAATATCCGTTGCATCCGAATTGCATTATTCCAGGAATGCGCGTGTCATGGAACGGGAAATTGCTCTGTGCTTACAAGTCGCTTTATAGTGGAAATATCATTGAAGTTATTACAAAGAAAAGAAATATCCTTAGAGTTACCAGCAATCACCCTGTATTGACTAGTAACGGATGGGTTATCGCTAAGGAACTTACAAAAGGACAACAAGTAATTAGTGGTAAAAGAAGTAATTGGCCTGGTTTTAGCATCAACCCATACAATAACAAGAGACCACCCTTGATCCAAGATGTATTTACTTCTATCAAAAAATCTGGAAAGATGCTTTCCGCTACTGTGCCAGTTTCCGCCAAAGATTTCCACGGCGACGGCAGGTTTATTAATGGCGATGTCGACATTGTAACTACCAATGGCCTTTTGCTGAATGATGTCAAGTCCATTTTGAATAAGGTCTTTTGCAAGAACATTTTCTATATAAGAAATTCCTTGTTTTTTTTCTTGTCTTGTTTTAGCCCTGATAAGTTTTTCACTCCAAGGAACTATCCTTCCCCTTACAGCATTATGGGCAGCCTCAGAGCATTTCTGACCTCTTTCTGGGGTATGATTAAGTTTAACAAACAAGACAGATCCTTCCTTACTGCTTCTTCTTTGGATGCCAGCTTCTATAAGCCATCTTGCGACAACATTTCTGCTAACCCCATAGATGTTAGAAAGGAACTTCTCAGACTCTCCAGAGAGGTATCTTTTGATGAGATCGTTAGTGTTAGGACATTTAATTATAGTGGACATGTTTATGACCTCCAGGTTGAACCAGAACAAATATACATCTGCAATGGGGTCGTTGTCAAGAATTGCGGGTGCATCCTTGATAAATACTATGGAGACGAAAGCAACTTAGAAGACAAACCAGATAACGCAGATGACGCAACAATACCTGATGATATTGTTGACGATTAATAAGTAAGTCGCTGCCAGTAGGCAGAAGTTTATATAACCAGTTTTGATAAGGAGTAAGTTTATGCCATTATCACAAGCACAGATCGAAGCAATCGGGAAAATTGACGGCGGCACAGCGATTATTGACCAGATAGAAGCAGATCATGAGTCCGCTGTTGAACAGTACAAGAAAACAAACTCAACTCTTTTAAGAGAGAATGTTGAGAGAAAAAGAACAATTCAGGAAATGAAATTGCACATTAAAAACGCCGGGCTAGACCCTGAAGGTTCTCTTGAAGAGCAACTTACTGCTCTTTCTGAAAAAGTAAAGGTAGAAATATCAAAAGACGTAACACCAAACAAAGAGGTCGATGCATTAAAAAAAGATATGAAGTCTTTAATGGATAAATTCAGCCAATCTGAACAGCAAAGAATCAAAGCAGAAGAAGGAATAAAAACAGAAAAAGTCAAATCGCATTTTGCTCCAAAACTTGTTGACCATTTCGGCGACAATGCAGAATTGGTACTTGAAAATGGAATGGTAAAAGGGGTGTTTGCGGTTGATGAAAACGGACAGCCAGGAATAAAGCAAGGTGACGAAATTCTTTTCGGCGACCAGGCTTTTAATGCGCTTCGCCAAATGTACCCGAAGCAGGCAGTATCAAAACAAAAAGGCGGGTCTGGTGACACTGGGGCAAGAGGTGGGAAAAGTGGGATGGACAAGGGCAAGGTCATTACCTCAGAAGAGTATAATTCCCAGGTTGCCAAAGGTGTTGATCTTACAAAGTTTTTCTCAGAGGGCGGAACAGTAAACGACTGATTTGCTTTAAAGTAACTGCCTCATAAAAGTTGTTGTTTAATATATAGTAAGTTTTTGGCCATTGGCCGCAGTCGTGTTGATAAAGAAATAAGTAACTATCCATAAACCAAAAGCAAAGGATCTATTATGACGACAGCAAACGTACTTACAGGACTCATGCCTACATTCTTTCGGGCATTGAACATGGTAAACAACGAAAAGACGGACGCGATTGACGCGGTTACCCTCAATTCTGATCTTTCCCAGGCAGTTGTCGGGCAGACAATCACATACCCGATTGCTCCACCGAAAACCCTTTATGATGTTACTCCACAGGCAACGCCAATTGACATTAATGGAGATACTGCTGGCACTGGCACAATGCAGATTGAATACTCCAAAGCAGCAGGATTCAAATGGAACGGTGAAGAACAGAGGCAGCTTGCTCTTGGTGGGATTTCTCAGTATTACGCAGACCAGACAGCGCAGTGCATCCGTGCAATTCGCAATTATGTAGAATCCTCTATCATAACCAAGGCAGCTCTGAGCGCTTGCCGTGCCGTTGGAACACCAGGAACAGCCCTGTTTTCCTTTAACAATTCCACAGTGTCAGGCATGGAAAACTTTGCCGATTCTCTCAAGGAAATGGAAGATAACGGCTCGCCTGATGCCGATATTCACATGATCCTTGGCACAACCCCAGCTGCTGCCGTTCGTAAACTCCCGAACTTGTTCAAAGCGAACGAAGCGGGAATAGATCGCATGTTGCGTACTGGTACAATCGGACAGATAGAAGGGTTTAATGTTGGCGTTTCGCCCCAGATCAAGACGCGCCACACACCAGGCGCTTCTACAGGAAACGTTCTAAATGGTGCTGCAAATGCTGGCCCGTTTACAACTCCGCAGGTCATTGCAATACATAACGGTACAGGCGCAATCAATGCCGGTGATCTTGTCAAGTTTGCAAGTGATACGACTCACCAGTATGTTGTGCTTTCCACAACCGGGGGAGCTTCCCCTACAAGCATTACCATTGCAGCTCCTGGCCTTTATATAGCAGGAGCAACTGGTGACGCAATCACTGTTATTGGAACAGGTGCACAGACATTCCTTGCCTCTCCTTTCTTTTCGAGAGATGCAATTCATCTTGTCGCACGTCAACCAATGCTTCCCGCTGGTCTTGGTGGAACAGCAACAGGTGCAACCGGTGCGGTAGGAACATTGATTGATTGCAAGCTGCTTCCTGATCCTCGCAGTAAACTTGTTTATCAAGTTTGTGCATGGATGGAACACAGGCAGATCACAATCGAATTTGCTCTTGCCTTTGGCGTTGGAGTTCCTAATCCTCAGAACCTTTTCTTATTGGTGGGCTAGGCTTATCCTTAGCACATCGAGAATGGATGCAGGAGCCCTCTTCCTTCTGCATCCTACTTATAAAGAAGAATAGCTTTAACAAAGGAATTAACATGCAGGGCGACATTTATATCAAAAACAACCTGGCAAATCAACCAGGAAAAGTATTGTACTCATCCGTAGATGCGGCTGTTGCAGCGGCGGTGGCTGGCGATACCGTTATTCTTGAGACAGGAGACTATACACTTACAGCAGCGGTAAACATCGCTAAGCCTATTGCAATAGTTGCCGACGGGCTTGTGTCAATTACTGGGGCAGCTGGTGCAGACTATTGCTTTAAGGTACTGCTTGGCGTACTTACTGCAACTTCTGAAGTCAAAATGGAAGGTTTCTCGCTTGACCATGGCGACGACTCAACACAAAAAGGTATTGTTATTGACAATACAGGCGCTACAAAGAAAATCAATATCTATCTGGACAATATCGACTTTGGTTCAGATGGTGGTAATTCGATTGAGACAGTTCACGCCGACACTACAGCAGCAATAAGAATTTATCTTGAAGGTTGCACGACTGAAGGGCCGGTCAACCTTGCTATCGGTAATGCTGGAGATAGATTCCGCTTTTCCCGTGGAAATCTTCGCGGTGGGCTTGTTTCTGATGCTGGGGCTTATGCAGCTGAAATCCTTATTGCATGGAGCACCTTCTTGCTCAATGGCATAACTGGCGGACATTCCAGCCAGAAAGTTATTTTTTGCAGTAGCGTTAGCGAAACAGACGCAGATCCAAATGTTTATCTTGGCGCTGTTGCAGGCGATGTGCAAACACAGACACCACAGATAACATTGAGTCCTGGAGCATAATAAGCAAGTAGGAATCGCTCCAAATACGCGGAGCGATCCCTACGCTTAAAAGGGGGGCCGTGTGTCAGAAGAAAACGTATTGACTTTTGATTTAAAGCCGTTCGAGAATTGGTGCGGCATGTTTCCGAAAGAAACATATAACGCACTCCTTCAAATAATAGCTTTAAATCTTGACAATGTACGTTCGATTGCAAGGATGACGCACAGATTCCAATCGACGCCTGGCAGAAGGCCGACCGGGAGATATTACAGAAATACCGGGGCGCTTGAAGATTCTATAAGAGTGAAAATGGAATCAGACGGCGGACGAGTTTATCTGGAAGAAGGTATTGCTCCATACGGCAAGTTTGTTCATGATGGGCAACGAACCTGGGAGCCAGACCAATTTGTATACGATGCTTTCGAGACCCAAAAAGACAATATAGTATCCGACTTAAACTATGCACTTGATGAAGCAATAAGGGGAATATAAAATGCCATATACATATCCATCAATGGGATTATTCCCTCGCTGGCCTTGGCTAATAACCTTTTCAGACTTGTGTGATTCAGTCATAAAGAAGTTTTCAGATACGCATTTGATAGCAATGCCAGATGAGCAATTAAACGTTATCGCTCAAGGTGCAAGTGTTTTGGTTCGCGATCCATCAATAATGACTGTTTCGCCAAACGATCCCAATACAGCTGCTGGATATTTGCGAATAATGAATAATACAGCGGCTCCAATAAACGCAAGTCTTAAAAACTACTATTACAAAACAGCAAAAGCGATTATTGACTTAGCAAATACAAAGGCAGTTGACGAAGCGCAAATAAATGCAGTAAGCCCGCCTCATTATATGCTTACTCAGTGGCAAATAATGTATTTCCAAGAGCAAGTTTGCCGTGACAACATAGGGCTTAACGATACTGTCGACCCAATGCTTGATAAGTACAAAGGCAAAGCAAAAGAATATCACGATCAACGTGTGGAATTTGCTGGCAAAATAACATATGAGACATTTAACACTGCTTCCATGCAGCAATCGTTCACCAGGGCAGCGGCCAGAACCTTTGACGTGATGTATTAAAATGATAACAATATCAACACAACCTCAATCGCAAATTGTAAGACTTGGCGGGAATGCATCGCTTACCGTCACTGCTTCTCATAGCGATCCGCTTGCTAATTTGTATTATCAATGGTATAAAAATGACAAAGTGATACAAAACGAGAATGCTTATGTAATAAATATTTCAGGTGTAGAGCAATCTGATTCTGATGTTTATAGTTGTGTTATTTCTAGCGACGTTGATACCAGTACAATCAAGACAGCTTATGCGGCGGTAGCGTCTTCTATACTTGACTACATAGAGCTAAACATCAAAATAATGATTCTTGGAATGACAAAATCAGGCGGGTATAATTTTGATTGGCGAACAGTAAATCAACCGGATGAAGCCCTTGGCGGTTTCCCGCGTGCTGTTATTGTTTCGCCTGGAGAAAACTGCATTGATTTACTTACAGGGCAAGATGCTCAATCATATGCAAACGATGTTCTTTTTGGAATACAGATTAAAGGTCAACAGGACTGGAATGACAATGCAAACTTTATGATTAGAAGCTCATTGCGGCTTGCCCTTGATGACTTAAAAAGACTGTTTGGAAACAATACGTCTATAAATGGAACTTGCGAAGTTGCTATGTATAAAAGCTCTCAAGTGATAAACATAAATCAAAACGATATACAACGCCCGTCTCATTTAAATACTAGTTGGTTGGTAAGGTACACTCAAGACCGTCTCGACCCGTTGACTGTTTCAAGTTCGTAACAAAGAAAATAAATAAACCTTTTCAGGAGTTAAAAATATGAGTTCACCTTTTCTTGAGGTCAAAAAGTTCCTTGTTGGCAAAATAGAGGAACAGAAAATTTCACCTTGTGCAAGTGCTCAAAAAAGCATTATACTATCAGGATCAATTTCAAGCAAACTGTCAAGCGGAACTGGATTAAAAGTTGATACGACCGCTGTGGCAGGGGCAATAACAGCGGCTGTTATAAATACCGGTGACGGTGGAACTGGTTACGCTGTAGGTGACGTTGTACTTGTTGAGGGCGGAATTAATGGTATGCTCACAGTAGCGACCGTTGCCGCAGGAGTTGTTGCTACATTGACAGTAAAAAATGGTGGATCAGGATATACCACAGGGACAGAAATTGTGACGGCAGCAATGCCGTCTTGGGCAACGAAATTACCACAGGAATTTGTAATTTATGATGCTGATTACCGGGAGAGAGTCCAGATTGTGAGCATTGCTGTTGCGACTGGTGTTTATACAATCACAACGCTTGCGAATCTTGCTCATTCCTATGCTGCCCCTTTTTGCTCAATCCTAACTCCAGGTGCTGTTCAATCACTCACGAGCAATGACTTTAACGTGAGATTGAGAGCGCTGACAATGGCTCCCACAATTGCACCTGATGGAGAAGCTGAAAAGTTTGCAACAGGAGATCACAGAAAAGACTTTTCCATTATGGGTGTTCGGTCTGGCACTGTTGGTTTTTCTGATAAAGTGGCAGTCAATCATTTTGCAGGAGCAGGATTGACTATTAACACAACTGCTGTAGCTGGAGCAATAACCGTTGCCGCAATCAATGCAGGTGGAACAGGATACAATGTTGGAGACTTGGTAGAGCTTGCCGGTGGAACAGACGGGATACTACAGATTAAAACAGTCAATACAAATACCGGAGCCGTAACAGCCATACAGTCAATAGTTGATGCTGGATCAACATACACAACAGCTACCGGAGTAGCCACAACAGTTATACCTCAGCTTCCAACATGGGGAAAATTTGCTGTTGGCCTTGGCTGCTTGCCAAAAAAATACACTACTACAGGGTACGGTTTGATTATTGGCATGAATGATGCCGACGACATTACCATGACCCTTGCCATGTGTTACGTGCAAGGCGGCGGGAATCCTTCAGGGCAGCAATATCTTTTTGCTGGATGCAAAGGGGACGGGGACTTGTCCGCAGACGGTCTTGGCAAGCCATGGACGCTCAAGGGAAGCTTCACAGGTAAATTTGTTGGCGTTTCTGATATATCGAATGCAAACATATTGCAGTTGACGCTTCCAGAAACTGCATTGCCTGAAAAAATGCTTTCAAATCTGGTTAATGTGACACCGGTTGGAAGTACAAGCGCGGTACCTTTGCGAGTTACAAAGTTTTCGATAACTTTTGGCAACAAAGTAAGCATGGTTCCAAACCAGGAAGACGCAACAGGTATTGATTATTACATGATAACAGAGCGGGACCTAAAGATCACAATTGACCCGCTTTTAAAGCCGGTTTCTGAAGAGGATATTTTCAGCAACGTCAAGGATGAGCAGGCTGTTGGCATCCTTATTAAATCGGCAATCACAAGCCCGAATATGTTTGTGGAAATGCCACGGTCACAGCTTATGTATCCATCAATCGGCAACAAAGACGGCATGGTTGATACATCCCGAACATATCGCGGGCTTGGAAACGATCTAGGCGGCGGGTCGGCTCAAGCTGCAATGCTTGCGGCTTCTACGGCTGAAATAGTTATAGGCACAAGAGCATAATAAAATATAGGCAGGTTGCAATAGCCTGCCTATTCACTTAAAAAAAGAAGAGGACGTTATGGGAGAGAAGAGAGTTTTGACAGATGAAATGAGAAAGCAGTTAGCAGGGTACTTGCCATTTTCTCCAAGTGCAAGTATTGAGTATATTCCATCTTTTTTCTTGAGAAGGAACGAACGATGGGATGCAAAAGAAGAAAAATTTGTAAATAAGGATGAAAAAGGCGCTTTACTTGACTTCCTTATTCCTGTAAGTTTCCAACCTGTTTTTACTGTGAGGCCGTTCACAAAATCAGAATATGATGAAGCTGGAAAGCTCATGCATGAAGAGGTGCTTGATAAGGATAATTCTAAACTGCTTGATACAATGGCAAAAACAAAAGAGCTTGTGCGGAAAGTGATTCTTGGATGGAAAAATTTTGTTGATCTTGGCACTCTTGAAGAAGTTGATTTCAAAGCCGATTCTGTAAGTGGCGTTGATAAATCGCTTTGGGATTCGAGCCGTATGCCTGATTGGGTTTATTCAGATATTCGGGCATTCGTTTACCGGTTATCCGGTGTTACCGCCGGGGAACGTATTTCTTTAAAGTAGCGGCGGGCATCCGGGCCGGGCTATTTACGTTTGATTGTGCCGGGTGTGACGAAAATGCCAGAAAAGATTGGGGCTGTTACGATCCTGTTGATATCGCAGTATGGGAAGATGATTTTGACGCTTTCTATAATTGCCCTTATCGTTTTATTGCTCCTTGCGTTATTGATTTTCTTGACAGGTATGCGGCGATAAAAGACGGGTGGGCAAGACCAATGTCTTTTGATGATTACCCTAATCGTTTTTTAGATTACGTTAAAATATTTGAGTCTGAAATGTCCAAGGCTTTGACTATTAAAAATAAAGGTGCTAAACATGGCTAATGAACACGACATACAAGTAATGCTGAAATTGCAAAGCACGCTTGCGGCCAGTATAAAAGCAGAGGAAGAAAAAGTCAAGGCTAGCATGGGGAAGATGTCGGATCATGCCAAGGGTTTTGGGTCAACTGTAAATAAAATGGCAGGAGAGGTTGGGTCAAGCTGGACTGGCATGGTAAAAGGAATGGTCGTTGGTTGGGCAACGGTTGAAGGAGCATTCAAATTAAAAGAAATGATTACCGGTTCTCTTGAGCTTGGTGAGTCTATAAATGCAATGTCAGTTCGTCTTGGAATGTCAACAGAGACTTTTCAGAAATGGAGTCACATAGCAAAAGAAGGTAATGCAAATATAGATACTTTGTCAAAAGGCTTTAAAGAATTGGCCGTTAAAGCAGAAGCTAACGATCCAATATTTAAAAGATTAGGAATATCAACTAGAGATCAAAGTGGGGCGCTACGAGAAAATAGCGACTTAATGGCAGATGTTGTTTCTAAATTGTCAGATATAAAAAATCCTACCGAGAGACTTGCTATTGCTCAAAAGCTTTTAGGAAAAGCCGCTGGTGACGCGATGAACCTTGCTGAAATGGGAGCGGATAAATTCAAAGAGCTTGCAAATGAGTCTAGTAAATTTGGATTAACAAAAGAGCAACTTGACTCTCTTGAAGCCGCAAATAAATCTATTGAGAGAATGGGAGATTTATTTAAGATAGCAACAGCCAAGGCAGTATCTTTTTTTACCCCTACTATAGAATTTTATGCGAAAATGCTTTCTGGTGAAAGTGCAAAAGCTGCAACCACAGAAATACAAATAAGAAGAACTGTTGAACATTATAAAGCAGAAAAAGACATAAACGGGCTGTTTGCATTAAGAGGGGAAGCGCTTAAAAAAATAGGCGAAATTGAAGACGCGCAAGCTAAGGCAAAAGCCGAAGGGCACCCAGGAAGACAACGCGCAACTATTGGTGAAGGATTACGTAGTTATAAAGTATGGGACAAGCTGCCAGGAAAAGAAGATATTGACCTATTAAAAAAAGAAGCGACAGCATACGCTTCGGCCATGAAAGAGATTAACGGCGAAGGTAGTGCTGGCACAAAAGTGGGTAAAACCGGAATATCAAAAGAAGAGAAAGATGCTATAGAGCAAAAATATAAACGTCTTGAATTGCAAGCAGAAGCAATTGGATACGAAAATGAAAAAGAAATACAATTAACTAAGTTAAAATATGAGAAAGAAAAAGAGCTTGCCAAGGCAAACGGGGACGACATTAAGTTGCTAACTATAGCAGAAGGTAGAGCTATTGCAAATATAAGAGAAAAACAACAAGAGGAAATAGATGTTATAATCTTAGAAGGTCGAGTCGCATCAGCACAAATCGAAGACCACCGGCTTACAGCTTTTCACAAATACGAAGCTGATAGATACAAGCAATGGGCCGAAGAAAAATATAATACACAAAAAGAAGTTGACGAGGCCGACGAAGACGCCCGATCCGAATTGGTAAAAATAAGAGTTGATAAAAAACTAGCGATGGAGCAAAAGACCGAACATGGTCGACTTAAACTTTTATTAAACAATCAAAAATTAGAGATGGCAGCATTTAAGGCGCATGGCGGGGATTTAACAGCAATAGAAAAAGAACAAGCAGAAGAACGCTTACGTTTTGCCATTGCAGAAGCGCAGCAAAAAGTAAATACTGGTGCATATTATGCCGATATGACAATAAAATCCCTTGAAACTATAGCCGAAGCAACGCATGCAAACGCCACTGTTAGGAAAAGAATACAACAAGGGGCAGCCTTAGTTGATGGGGCAAGGGCGGTTATGGGCGGGTGGTCTGCCGCATCTCAATTGCAACCATACCCTGTTATGCTTGCGGCCGGAATAGCATCTACCGTGCTTATTGGAGCGGAGACAGCGGCACAGATTGCGATTATTGAACAACAGAAAATGGCGTACGGTGGTGTGGTTACCGGTGGAACTGCTGGACAGGATAGCGTGCCTGCAATGCTCATGCCTGGCGAGATTGTGTATAATCCTGCTCACCCCAATCCAGCTCTTGCCTCTATTATTGGTGGAAGCTCCACGACAAACAACAACGGCAATGTAAACATACATATGTCCGGCGCTGTTGTAGTGCAAGGCTCACCAAGCCGGTATGATCTTAAATTGATACAAGACCATATCGACAAGGGCGTGACTAAGGCTTTGCAAAAAGCGCAAATAATGGGTAAATTGAATGCAAGTGGATTGGTAATACGGAGATAATAATGGTTATTTCTTACGGCTCCAATTCTATAACTGTGAAAATAAAGCCTGATTTTCAGCCATTGACAACACATGCACTTAATTGGTTTACTGTTGGAAATGGCGATAAATGCGCTACTGATCGAGGCGCGGCTTCAGATCAATATGATTGTGATGTTAAATTATACGGAAAAGAAACAGATATAAATACGTTTATTGATTTCGTAGAAGCAAATAGAAACGATAATACGCATCAATGTAAACTGTCTTTAGGGTCATTTAATTCACAGGAAAAAATATTTGGTTGTGACGTTGTTTATTCTGGCAATATTGCTGCAACTGCTTTTATGGGTAGACGCGAACAGCACACGCTAAAAGGGTGGGGCTTACCGATAACATTGAAAGCGATTTCACCGACATTTGTAACAGGTAGCGGGTTTCCTGTCCTAAAAAATATCACTCCAAACGTAGACGCTGATTCTGATTACTCTATAAATAAACTTGAATCATACAACAGAACTTTTTCATATCAGGAACATTCTACCGACACAGGAAGCTTTACTGCAACGTATATTTTAAATGAAACTGAAATGATAAATTTGAGGTCGTTTATTCGGACAAACAGAGCTACAAAATTCTTAGCTCCGCCCCTTGTAGGAATATCAAAACCATTTGGCAGGCGTGCGTATTCTGAATATGTGCGATTAAAGGATTTTGAAGATCAAGGCATGACCGGCGGCTTTGTGAACGGGTTACCGCAATGGCAGTGCAAGTTTACTTTATGCGAGGCGTTATAGCATGACAACTATAAAAGGTATACACTACGCTGTACAGATATTTTCCGAAACTGACGACGATTGGTATGCCGATACCGATGCAGACGTTGGCCTTGTTGATGGAGTATTCCAGTTTGTTACGGATAATCCAGGATATGATGGGTCAACTGTAATTCCAAAATACAGTATATACGAAATTAATATTGACGGAAATGCATTAGCTCATGGTAGTCCACTAGTAGGCGACAATATAACCTCTCCATTTAAAGATGGTTTTTTCCAGCAAGATCCTTTTACGTCTGATCCTGAGCGCTCAATTGATATTGTAGCATGCGGGTCATATAGCACAGACTCCGCTTTCGGCTTCAAGATTCGGAATGATGTGAATATTTGGGCTTATTGTAAAGCAAATAATATTTCGTTTACCGGTCGTCGGTGCGTAATGTGGGTAATTATAGATGACGTTTTCTATCAATGCGGTCGTGGTCGCATTGTAAATAATCCAGGAACTGAAACCGATTATAATTTTGACGTGCAAGATGACGCTAATTTAATTCACAAAATGATACCGCCATTGACTACTAATCCAACAAACAATCCAAGTGTTATTGACAGTTCAGCAGGGCAAACAATACCGGTGATCTTTGGCGACGTTCCAAAAACTAAGCTGCTGAAATTAGGCAGTAGTAATACGTTTATTGAGCTTAACAAGTTTGACGTGGTAACAGGTTTAAATTCAAGCGGGATCAAATATACTCTTGCGGCATCCAGTATATACGATACCCCGTCAGCCAATCCGATTGCTGGGCCTTGGATTTTAAAATTAATAGTAACAAAAAAAATGCATATAGAAATTGACCAATTGAAGGGTTATTATTTGTCTGTTGCTATTGGTGATAGCAATATAAGTACAAAACAAATATACAAAATAATTGGAAATGGTAGCACTGAGCTAGTTACATCATTATATCCGTATGTGGAACTCCCTGTTTACTTAGCAAGCCCTTTGCTTAAAGATGACGGAACGGTTCATGCCTCATGGGACTGCACGCACGGAGAAGTTCCCCCTGGTATTTATTTCGAGCCATCTGATCATTATAAGCCAAATACTACACATGGTTTTATTTACTGGTTTCAAATATCTAATTACGCAATATCTACGCAATTATCAAATAATGTAACAGCGTCTTTGGTAAGAGAGGGAAGCGGCGACATTAAGGTTTATGAATTTGATGACACGTTAAAAGATTATGTTGATATTTCGCAAGTTGCAAGGATTAATTCATCAGGAAACAAGATCGATTTAATATCTAACAAATCAACGTTAGATGGTCAGTCTTTCATATACCAACCTCTAGACTTAGAATTAACATCTTTTGGGCTGCAAATACAAACAAATTCAGGTGGCGGGCCATTGGTTAATCCGCAGTATACTATCGAGCAATATTCAGATGCCGTATCGATTGCGTTGGTAACTGACAAAGATAGGGCTACAGGTAAGACAATGAACAAAATATTTACTGTAGAAATGACGTATCACACTATTTTTGCAGATTTTAAGCCAAAAAATATTACAATTGATTCAAGCTCTTCTGTTTACTTTTGCGTTGATTTTGATGTTGTAAACAGGTCGGCAACGGCTGAATTTGGACTAAGTTTTATACAATGGATTTCAACAGATATTTACGGAAATGAGCACAGGGGTCCTGTAACAGCTGGGCCATCTTCTGATTTACATTTTACCGGGCCATCTAATCCAAATAATAACCACGTAAATTTGATTCCAAATGATTGCATGAAAAATGTTTTAACTGCTGACTCATCTAATATATTCGGGGTAAAAGCAAGCACGTCAGGGGCAACGTATAAGACAGTATTAGAAATAACAGATACAAGTATTTTTTCTAATCCTAATACTGCAAGTATAAGGGTTAGGCTGTTTTTTATAAGGCACCCTTTTACTGATGGGTCAACGTTTAAAATAAAAATAAAAGATATTGCGTTAATAGAAGAACGTAGTATAGATACTATAAAAGGTGACCTATACACAAAAGCAACAGGAGAACTTACGGGTACGGCAGCAACCAGTGCAGGCCATGCCACAAATGATGTATATCATACGTTTATGCACATATTGGAAGACTGCGACGGTATACCAAAATCGCTTATTGATTATGGTACATTAGCAACAGATAGGATAAACTGGCATGTAGGTCGAACACTTACAGAGCGCAAAAACAGTATTGCATATCTTGCTGAATTGTGCTCTCATTCGTTTGTTGCAATGTTCACGACTAGGACAGGCAAGCGCGGGCTTCGTTCGATTAATCCAGATACTACGTTAGTTCCTGAAGTTACGCACGATTTGAATATTATAGGCAGGGACTCAATAGAAAGCTTTGATTTAACTGATATTTCTCAACTGTTCAACAACTTCTTATTACAATATAATTTTGATCCAGGATTACAGGCGTTTGTGCGGTCGTTTGTTGTTGCAAATGTAGAAATGTTTGCGGCTTTCCCAGATCCGCACCAGTCTATAATTGATACGTCTTTGCAAACAACATCTACAACTTCAATCACTATTGCAAATAACGTAAATAAAACATTAACTGTTGGTACTGGATTAACTTTCACTCCTTCTCAAATAGTTTTAATTAAAAACACTGAAACTGTTTTCATGTACTGTACTATTGTTTCCTATGATTCAGGAACCGGTGTTATGGTTGTGGCAATTCAGGCGACTATGGGGGCGGGAACATTTAGCACTTGGACTGTAGGTTTATTTTCGCAGCCACTTTGGTACTTGTGTTTTGGCGGGCTTCTTGGCAGTGCTGATTTTCCAACAACGGGATATGGGGACTCCAAGACAATATGGGATAAGTGCCGATTATCTTATAAAGTAAACAGAGTTGTAAGGCAGTCACAAAACGATATCTCTCAGCTTAATTGGTTTATTGACAGGGCTTTGTTCGATGAGGATTCAACATGGGGAACTGGAAATACATCTTCTGTTTATTATTTGCTTAAAATACTTGCTCAATGGGTAACTCTGCAAAAAGCATTAATTACCTATTCTATACCTATAAACTCAACAACTATAACGCTTGACTTAATGAGAATCATAGGAGTGAAAGATGTTATATATACAAATAA